GTGCAAGCCAGTTCTTGGCTACCTATTGTGTTGTCGTCTTCTTCGACAACCTTATCCCAATCAATTATAAAATTTGTTTTCTTTTTCATTTCAGAATATTCTTCTGAAGTAATCTCCTCATAGGGAGCGGCCTCATATATATGGGCATCGTCTGCTTTTGGTAGAAAACTAACCCCGCTGAGGATGTCAAAGTTCTCCCAACACCATGCACCCACAGCCAGCCACTCATCCTCCGAGACGTAGATGGTAACGCTTGGCTTGTGTTCGCACCAATGAAGAGAGAACTTCTTCCATACCTCAAGATGTTCTATCGCGCTAACCTTGTCTTTGGTTATAGATTTGGAAGGGGTCTTCATGGGGAACTCAAAAACTAGCGCATCCTTATTATAAGGATCGACAGAGTATGGTTGACCTGATCCAATCAGGGCTTCATTCAGCGGGTCTTTAATGTCCTGCCTCACTCTTCTTATATAATGTTTGGAGTAAGAGGGATGCAGCCCAGAGCCGGAAACACCAACCAACTGACTGACAGTGCCAGATGGCTTTATGCAGGTTACAGCTACGGACTGTTCAATCTTTAGCTTCTTTGCCCACAGCTTGTTAGTCTCTACAGCGTTCATCTTTAGGTCTTCCAGTTCAGCGGGAGTAGCGTTTAGTATAGCTGGGCAATCAAACACTCCAGTAAAGCTAACCCCAAGCAGCCTCTCTTCCTCTGCATTGCGTTTCCATACAGGCCGCACATATCTGAAGTCGGTGAGGGTGGACTGATAAGTCCCAAGGATGGTTGCTAAACGCACCTTGCGGAGGACGTTATCTATTGTGTCAGTTGGTCTGAGAACAACCTCTGACAGGTTGCATAGACCACAGCTTCTAAGAATCACCTCGCTACATGGATTGCACCCAAACTCGTGATCAGTATCTCTTCTTTCTGGAGCCAGATCCTTAGCAGCTTGTCTGTTAAAGATGCCACGCTCACCACTCTTTGATTCATAAAGAGCAATCCACTCCCTCATAAAGATTCCAATGTCGGGCTTCTCTGTGTAGCAGACGGAGTTATTCGACAGCGCCCTCTGTGGCTCGTCAACCCACCATTGCCCCATCTTAGCCCTCTGCATACGCTCATCCGTAAGGTTGCTCAGGCTTAGCTCTGCCGCACGACGCACACCCCCTACTACTACCGCTTCCCCGTTGAAACAGAGAAGGTCGTGACACTCTATACTGTTAAGCCTTCTTCCAGCCGCGCCCTTAAATATTCTAACATATTGAGTGAACAATCTCTTTAATGGATCGGGGCCGGAGGCTCTACCTCCAAAAGTTTTAAGCCTTGCTCCTGAAGGACGTATTCTTGAGTAATCAATTTCAGGAATAGCGCCTTGGTATAACAGGCTAATCAATTCTCTTAATGCTTTTGCCCATCCGATCTTACTGTCACGCACCACAATGGTGGTGTCTGTGTGATGAAACGAATCAGACACATCAGGCAACTTGCTTATGAATTGTCTCTCTACACTGAAGCCAACTCCGGTTCCGCAAAGAAGGACGTACAGATTCTCATCGAACGCTCTAACATGATCAATAGAAATGAAGGAGCAATTATATCCCGCCATATGATCTCGCGTAAGCGCAGGGCCAGCGGTCATCAACGCCCTCATGCTTGGCATGATCTCCATGTCTAAGATGGCTTGCTTTACTTCATCAGGCAGAGGCTTCTCCCAGAAGTCACAGTATCTCTGCACTGTCTCTTCCCAAGTCTCGCGTCTGCCTTCGGAATCAAGGTAACGAGCATACCTACTCTTATGAATAAACTTTTGATATTCGTTCATTTTCTCCCAAACCTCTCCCTTAACTTGTTCTCATTTGCCCACACAGAAAACTCTTGAAGAGACAACTTGTACTTATCCTTGAACCAAGTCTCCCAATTGTAATTTTTCTCCGGCACCATTTCGTACCTCATCTTCCAAATATGCTTGGCCCCGTAATAGATGATTTTTAACTTTGTCTCATCCTTCTCCCACCAATAAGGTGAAGGGGATGCAGTCACTATGGGAGACAGGGAGTTAGAAGGAGAAAGTGTGACCGCACCCCCGTCAATTTAAAACGGTATATCACCATCCTCTGTTGGAGGAGTTGCGGGGGTGTAGCTGCTTGCAGGAGCTGACCCTTTTGCTTTTTGCCCTAACTGCATCTGGTTGGCGATGATGTCGGTGCTGTATTTTTCTACGCCTTGTTTGTCGGTGTACTTTCGATACTGAATCCTGCCTTCTACATAGATCTCTTGCCCTTTGACAACATACTCTTTAACTGTCTCTGCGGTTTTTCCAAAGAAAGTAACCCTGTGCCAGTCGGTTGATTCCTTGTCTCCATATCCGCTGCTAGTCGCTAGGCTTATATTGCAGATCTTTAGATCGCCACGGACATCTTTAATGTCAGGGTCAGAACCAACCCGACCAACTAACATCACCTTGTTTACATTCATGTCGTTTACCTTTTGTATTGCAACGATGAAAGACCGCTATCTTTCGGCCCCATTTCTGGATACCACTTCGGGTCATATTTCTTAATTAACTTCCAAAGCTCTAAAGCGTGTTTAAACATATCCCAATACCGCTCTGTATCCTCATGCTCCCATTCTAACACGGTCCCAGAGGCAACGTCTATATAAAGATTTATAAGCCTTCGTCCTGAGTCACCAAGCCCTGTGTCGTAGGCCGCTAATTGAACCCCGTGATCATCAAAGACCATCTTCTTTACATCAGCGCCCTTGCTCATGTCTTTTGTTTTGAAGTCAATAACAAACTCATCAGAGCAGAGATCAACCTGACCTCCATAGCCGTGGCTGTGGGCAAACGACTTCTCTGACTCCCAGTTTTGCTTCCCACAGAGTTGATCCAGTTTGGCTACTACATTTCTTATCATTAAAGCGTGGTCACCAAGGTCAACAACATCCGTTCCCAAACTATTAAAGTAGATTGACAATGATTGGTGTGCGTTGATCCCTCGATCAGTCAGCTCTTTCTGGTGGAGGGAGAACATTTCCCTAGCATCCTTTGTGAGGGAGTCAATCAATGCTGGGTCATCTGTGAATGTTTGGTTGTCCTCCGCCCACTCGACAGCCCTGTGATGCATGAACTTCATTAGATTGTTTTCCTTCCACCTCGTGAGCATGGGCTTGCTCACCACATCAGACCACACCGTAGAGACAGAGGGGATCCACCCACTCTTTCTCGCGTCACGCAGGTTGGTTGAACGCATCCCCTTCTTTCCGCGCACCTCATGACGAGGGTTCCCTTCTTGATCGTACCAATGTCCCATAACCTTATGTCATCCCTATTTTTTTAAGAACTTCATTGTAAAGCTCTTTGTTATTGCTTACCTTAGCCCAACTGACACAATTAAAATCTTTGCAAATCTGTGGCCTTCGGTTGTAAATGCCGCATTCCCATCCCTCCCCATTGCCTCCCTTTAGGTGTGTGCACCAGATGCGAACTCCATCACCTATCCATTCAAGACCTCGCGTCATTACCCCATCAGGCTCAACCATAGCCCTTAGGCCGTCCATCATTCTCTCGTCCCCTCCGGGCTTCCACTCCATCGAACAACACAGAGCACAGGACTTACAAACAGCGTTCGTTATGTCCTTTTCTTTTAAGGGCCAGTCGTTATCCTTTCTGGCTTTCTTTTTCTTCATATTCTGTCTGACACTTCGTTAGTCCATTTGCCGCTATCCGGGTCAGCCCATGAAGGGATGCTTCCGTTTTTGGGGAAGTAATAAAGATAACGACCACAACCCCACTTGACAGCCGACCTTTTGAAGGCATCGCTAATCCCGCCTTTGTCCCCTTCTATTTTGGTGTCTCCAGCCCCATCCTCTTTCGATATCCACTCATCTCCAAACCTGATGCTGAGAGTGCAGACGATTCTGCCCATCACCTCTTTGTAAGAGTCTTGCCAGTTAAGAGGGCCGACTACTTCATCGAGCCTGAACATTACATCACGAGCATCAATGTAGTGAAGAGTGCCTCCACCATGCCCCTTGCGCGGTTTGACCCTGCTAAGGGCGAATGGTTTTTTAATCTCCCTCATCATGTATATAACTTCTGGTTTTATTTTCGGCAGTGCCGCTTGCCTTAACTCAGAAACCTCTGCCTCATCAGAACTCTGCGCTTCTTGCCAATCAAAGTCCTCTGTTGGTCCCAACGCTTCAACCTCTCCTCTGCTCCCACTACCCATATGTCACCTCTGGGACTTCCGCCCCTAGTTCGATGCCAATTTGAATTGTCCTTTCCAACAGCTCGGACATTTCCCCTACCTTCATTCCTGAAGTCTCTCTCAACCTTGTTCTGGCTCGTCCTTGGAGGTTTAAAAACTCCTCAGCGCCAAAGGTTGACTCCACCATGATCTGCTTTATCTCCTGCTTGGAGTGTCCTGTCTTGTCCGCTATTGTACCACACCATGCGTGGAACATGTCATTCTGTTCAAGGCTTCGGTTCTTTTTGTACGGCTTCACGAGGATTTCAAGAGGGTTGTCTTCATCCAACTCTATAGCGCTCAGCCAAGACAGACATAACTCTCTTATCGTCTCCTCTCTGAGAACCCAGCGCCTGTTCGTCATCAGTTTAAATCCGTTCTTGAGATAAAGGAAACCGTATCAACGTAAGTGGAGAACCCTATGCCACCTTCCTCGTTAACTTTAAAATGAGACTCATGCAGAAGGGTGTCCAACTCTCCTTGGATAATTCTTTCTGCAACCTTCACAAGCGTTTCGTGGCTCTCACCATCATCAACCCAAAGGTCAACGAGCACTACCATTTTATAAGGCGTTCTGCTATGGCCCGGTTTTGGGTCTTGTAAAGCCAAGTAAGTTGATCCTCCTTTGAGTAGTCTAAAGCATGACAAGCCTGATGACAAGCTCTGCATACAGGGATCACATGGAGGTCTGCGGGTTTCTTTCCCATGCCGCTGCCTAGTCGAACATGATGCGCCTCGACCCCATACTTACCACACCCCCAACATGGCTGCTTCCTAATCCACTCAAGGTACTTCATTTGAATCTTCCGTGCTATAGGAGAGAGGACCGTTTGAGTTATCGGACCTTATGGAGGGCACATTATACACGGCTTGCATTGAGATGTCTGAGCGGTTACACTGACCTCACTGAAACACATAACAGTATATGGGAATATAAGAGAATGCTTCTATTTACTCAGAAAAAGGATCATCTTTTGGACGCTGTGTTCTTAGCTAAGAGTCTGTCTTCATCCGAAAAAATAGTGGCTCTCTGTCTGTTATGGAGAGTCAACGAGCATGGCTGGGCAGACCCTACTCTGCGAGAGTTATCGGATATGTCTAGGCTGCACAAGAGGACGGTCAGGAACGCGCTTCGCGCTCTTGAGGACAAGATTGAACTTAGTGTTAGGTTTACTGGCAGAAGCAGCCGCTACACGTTCATTCAGTGGACCATGCTCTGATGAGCGGGTTCAAAGATGAATGCCCCTGTTGCGGAAGCTCAATTGAATACAATCTTCCAGACTGGTGCCAGTGGTGGTACAACCCTTTCTCTCCAGATAATGACAGATGGCGGCTAGAGAGGGTTAAGAAGGATGTTAAAGTTTTTGCACGGGAGAAGATAGATGAACTCAGTTGGTAAATTCTGGGCGCAGGTTCCTGTTTACATACTGCGTGATCACAGACACAGGGCTGGACACCTTAGAGTGATGGGAGCAATTCTTAGCTGCCCCGCGCCTCACTTCCCTAGCCTAAATGAAATAGCTGCCAGATCTGGGCATCAGCCCAAGTATTGTAGCAATATGATATCTCAGATGGTTAAGTTCGGTACTCTGGAGAGAGAGCAGAGGTACAACTCCACCAACGTGTACAGACTCACAGGGTTCTTTGAAGAGTCCACAACAGTTGTGGATACAGAGTCCACAAGGGCTGTGGAACTAAAAGAATCATTAAAAGAAAATAATATATCCTCATTCGGTACTAGTAATGGGAGAGAGGAAGACTCAAAAGGTACCAGTAATGGGAGAGCAGAGAGCCTGAAGGGTTTCGGTTATTTCTGTTCTTTGTATCCTCGTCACCGTTTAGGCTCTGTTCGTCGTATTCGTGACTTATGGATTACTTGCCAGCTTGAGGAGTCGAAGGATGATATTATTTCTTCTTTGAAATCTTTCACACAGTCAGTTGAGTGGGCTTCTTCTGATGGTAAGTGGGTTCCCGGTGCCTATAAATTTCTTGATGAAGAGAGGTGGCAGACCTATGCTGAAACCGCCTCTAACCCCCTTTCTATTTACGACGAGGATTGATGATGCAATTAATAAGTCCTGCTCTTGAAGACTTTATGGAGCCGAATGATGTTGCTGGTCATGTCTTCTCTCCTGCTCACTTTGAAGAGGAGACGCTGGCTTGGATACAGAACCGAAACAATAGGTCTGGCTGTCGCCTTCCCCTTAACCCAAGTCATAGGTGCGAGGACTTTCGCATCATACCCGGATCTCTTGCTATCTGGGCTGGGGTGAACGGTCATGGTAAGTCCGCTTTATTGCAGCAATTCTGCCTCTGGTGGGCTGATGGTAAGTATACCGACAAGGACGAAAAGGTTCTGTTCTGGTCACCTGAGATGGCATTTCATGTCCAAATAGAACGAATGGTCAAGCAAGCCCTTGGTGTAGGTGAGCCTACGATAGAGGCTGCTCGTTACATCATGCATTACCTTGAGGACAAGATATTCATCTACGGCAAGGAAGAGCATGTTAAAGCTATGGAGATAATTGCTCTTGCTCGATGGGCCTCTGCTAATGGGTTCACCCAGCTTGTAATTGATTCTTTGATGATGGTAGACTTGCAGACGGATCAGGCTAACCTTAACCTTGGGCAGAAGAATTTTGTGCGGATGCTGAAAGAAGCTGCTAGATCAACCGGACTGCATATTCATTTGGTTGCTCATATGAGAAAGGGTGAGTCTGAAAACAGAATGGGTGACAAGATGGACATCAAGGGTAGTGGAGAGATAACCGACCTTGCTGATTACGCCTTCATCATTCATAAAAATGTTGACAAGATCAACGGACTCAATAAAGAGGACGTTTCTAAAGAGGTCAAGGAAGAGTGGGAGAGGCAACCAGATGGGTATATCAACTGCGTGAAGAACAGGTACGATCCAGACCATCCCACAATACCAGTATGGTTTACAGGAAGACCCTTCTCCTTCAAAGGAAGTAGACGTGGTGGGATCCCTGTATTGACAGAGTATTTCAATGACCCCAACAAAGCGTAGCACAGGAGAGCTTATCCTAGCCAAGCAGATGAGCTTGGTTAAGTTCCCAGCCTTTGAGGAGGAGTTTAAATTCCTTGAAGATCGTAAGTTTAGGTTCGATTTCGCGTGGCCTGACAAAAAGGTTGCAGTCGAGGTAGAAGGTGGTGTATACTCAAACTCTAGACACACCAGCGGATCTGGTTTCACCAAGGATTGTGAGAAATACAATCTAGCTGCTGCCAACGGTTGGTCGGTCTACCGTTTTACTACAGAAATGGTAAAAAATGGAAAGGCTGTAGAATTTCTTTCCTACAAGGTATTTAGGCTGAATGCCTGTTTGTATTTTACAGGCGTTTAAGTTAGATATGGGGCCAGTAATGGGAAAGGGTCTAAACATACAATGGCAAAGGTTAATGGGAGGAGCGGAGTCCCCTTGTAGGCTTTGTGAGAAGTATCATCAATGCGCTAGTCAAGAAACGGCTTGCGAACAGTTTCAGAATTACATTGAGACGGGAGAGGTAGAGTTGATTCTTCCAAGGGAGCCAACAAAAGAGATATTCATGGAAATTTATTATGAGGAAGAGATCAAAGGAGAATTTTAAATCTCTAACGCCACCATCCCCTTCGATTTGGAAGGAATTTAACCCTAGAGTTCCTTGGGAAGAGATGGCTATGGTTCTAGCGCACTGTCCAGACATCGTATCAAAGTACGCCAGACTAAAATACGCTCTTGATATGACCTGCACACCTCTAATAATGCTTCATATACACAAACACATAGCTAAATTTGATTGGTCTATGAATCAGTGTCCAAAAAACTTCCATCTAAATCTGTCAGAATTAGCCGTGCATGAAGCCACCATGAGCGACGTATGCTCAAGATGTAACTCAAAGGGATATGTGAGCACGGGCTTTAAGTATATACAATGCTGGGCGTGTGATGGTAGCGGAGTGTTGGTAAGGACAGAAAAATTTAGAGCGAAATATGTGGGGGTAACCGAAAGGAACTGGCACAAGAAGTGGAAGCGAAGATTCAGGCGGGACATAATGAGTGAGTTTCAGGAGTTTGAGTTTAAACTTGATGACGCATTGCGTAGGCTTTAGGTTCGGGAACCGGGTGGTTTGAACTGTCCGGCGACTCTTTATACTATCAACATTTTAGGGGGGCGCATGGCCCAGTACAAGAAGTACGAGAAGGAAGGCTGGCAAGGATTCTGGAGGCCAGAGGGAAAGAACTTGGATATATATCAGATGGAACGCGATGATAAGCATGGTGCCGCCCTCATGCCTGAGAACACAGGTAGGATGGTTCCGTATTGGGTTCGGACGGTGAAGGTGAGATCAGAAAAAGAAGCGAAAGAATATTTTGAATCAGATAAGGTGAGGACTTAACATGGACGCACTCAGCTTGGTGATGCTTGGGCTGGCTCTGTTTATTTTTATAGGATAGATCGATGGACTGCGGGATAACGCTTGAGATGGTGGACGAGTATCTTCTCAGCTATTGCACCTCTGCTGAATACTGTGTAACCCATACCATTGGGGACACAACAGAATATGTCATCAGAATAGGGGATAAGTTCTATGTCCTAGTATTGCCTGAGAAGTATAGGTAACGACCGTCGCTAGGGGGGGTAATATGGTATAATGTAAGTAAGAGAATGGAGAAGATATAGGGGATTGCAAGGCAAAAAAAAGCCCCACCGAAGTGAGGCAAAGGAGGATTATCGTTATCTGATAACGTTATTTTTCTGAACGGTTATTTTGTGATCGTGAATGTTAAGCACCTTGTACAGCTTTTCGATCTCTTTTATATATGATCGAGCTGACTTATTATTTCTCCACACACCGTTCTTATATGTGGGGGTGCTGTCATTAAACGGCTCAAACAATATTTCAATTGTTGCGCTAGGTGTAACCAAAGATCTCACCAGCGACAACAACCGATACCGACACACAGGTTCTGGTATAGCATCTAAAGCATACTCCAGAACAGCTTTCTCAGCGAGTCCGTATCGTTTGATCTTAGTAACAGACCTAACATTTTCGGGCGTGTGGATTTCATTCCACGACACCCTAGTAATGCCGTTTGATATGACATAGTAACACTCACGATCAACCCCTTTGAACAGGGTTTTTCCGCAGGTAAATCTTACGCCTCTCACTCATGCGGCCTCAGCGTATCTACGCCATTGTTGCGGAGGAAAGGTAAGCACCTGACCGCCTAGCGTCTCAAGTTCTGATGCACGATCATAGTTGTCAACGGTGTTGGCTGTGTTGGTGATTGCATTGACCATACCCCACTTGGAATAGTCCCTGTCCCTTATCAGAGATTCTGTAACCTTCTCTGCTTCGGATGAACTGAGAGACAGTTCCTTAGCCACATACTCTACGGACTTGATCGGACGTAGAATCTGAGCGCTGCCTTGCGCCAAGCGAATCGATTCAGTGACCTGCTCAAAGGCAACCTCGTTACTGGTATCCTCGATCACATCACGAATCATTTTGAACATCGCATCCTTGTAGGCTATTCTGGTGTCGTCCCTCATGGAAACCTCACCAAACTCGTTGCGTTGTCCAAGGTGCCTACGGTTCATTGTCTCACCGACAACCATACCGTTAGCGCATATCAGCCTGTACAGCAAACCATCTACATGGATGGCTCCCTTACCTACTTCTGAATTGGTGATGGATAGACCGTACTGGACGATATCATCAACCGCCCCATCTGCGGATATATCTTTTCGTAGATTGGGGAAGGTTATCTTGAGATAGAATTTGCTGTCGGTGATATTCATCGACACAACCTCTAACCCATACTTGCTTTGAAGGCGACCCAATGGTGACATCCCTCTGTAATGCTCTGCTGTTGCAGGGTCTTCGTGAGGTTGCCCGAAGCAAGCGGCGAATAAATCCTCGTCATCGAATATGCTGTACCGATCAGAGTGAAAGGATCGAAACCTAACTTCCTCGCTAGAGTTACGATCATCGAAGTCAGACTTCAACGATCTGAGCAGTCTGCCTTTTGATTTCTCAGGCACTCTGGACAACCAGTGGTTGAGATTCTCACACAGTAACTCAGGCGCATCATTGTCACGCATCCGTTTGATGTATCGGAAAGGCACATCAACATAGGTGGCGAACTGACTGAGACAATGATCATCAACTTGACCGTAGACTCGCGGCCCTTCGTATGGCTTGAGCTGTGGGTCTTGGATCAGGAGTTCTATGCGATCATCATCTCCCGTTGTCATAAACTGCAAGTTACGCGCATTGAGTACAAAGTCACGCTTTGCCTCAGCCCGATGCGCTAATCGTAACGCTAGGGCATTAACAGATTCAATACCTTGCTTCATTTTACTTATCTCCTTTTGAGATTGGTTGGATTTGAAAGCCCCATGCCCAGTGGTCGTTATCTTTCTCTGGGTAGGAGACTAGATCGACAACAACATCACGCCCTTTGATCATTGACCAAGCAATGGAATCCATGCTTGATACATCATTCTGATCTCCCGGCGTTTTACAAACAGCTATGTTGTGAATGGTAGCGAGTCGTGAGTCCTCATGGCCCCACGCTCCCTTCCACATTACAACGTCACCGACTGATAGCTTACTCATTTCGACCCCCCGTAACTCCAGTGTGATTTGTCAGGGTCGGCATTAGCAATGTATCCATCGTGCTCAGCTTCCATCATAACATCGTACAGCATATCGATTCCGATCGGTGTTAGATTGGGCAGTATTGCTTTACCTAACAAGACCGGATCGAGTACATCAAACAAATCGTCAAAGTGATTCATACACCAGCTTGCTTTTTCGGATACAGCAGTCGGATTACTCATCACCCTCCTCCTCATGATCATCGCCAGTTAGCCTGATATAGGGAGAGTAGTTTTCACGAATGAAGCTGACCGTATCCTCATACGGCATTGTTTTGAACTTATCATAGATAAAGTTCTCTTGGTACTTGGGATCGAAACCAAATATCTTTGTCTCAGTTTGCTTGGCGAGATCGATTGCTATTCCCCACAGGTTTATCGCGTTACCCCGTGGGCCTTTTAGATCAACGTAGTTCATATCGCGCTCCTTAAATAATGTTATCATGATAACGTTAATTGCGGCGGTTCAATCCTAGAGTAAAGGAGACATCCTTCGGAGGACTCTAAAACTGTTCGATGCCGCCGCTCACCGTCCGATTACCTCCGATGGTGTGTTATCTTAATCTTCTTACAGTGAAGGCGGGTCGATCCTTTATCGAGTTAATGCCAACAGAGGTCAAGTATATCTTCTTTGTCGTGAATGCTTTACCGTCAGAGGGGTAAGAGGTGCCTTCCTTCGTCTTTGAATAACGAGCACCATTAACTGATGACCGCACCGAATGATCAAGCTGGTGCAGGTCAATAGGCGACACATTACCTCTGGGCACAATGATTGCCTCGTCACCTACTTCCATATCAGTGTAGGGGTACTTTGCGTTAGAGGCATCTGGAGAGATCCAGCGTTTATTGTTTACATATATTTGCATTTTAATCTCCTTGTAATGCAATGGTTGGTAACAGAAACTAAACATCATCTCCATTCTCACGGTTAAGGTATGCGCTGTAGTCTCTAGACCAGACGAAACCACGCTCAACCCATGCCGAAAGCAGAGATTCATTATCAAGCAGTCTATCCTCTAGTACATCTTGGATTAACTCGCTTGCGTGATGGAGTAAAACAGTTGGTGATTGGTTAATGTGAGCCATCAATGCAACCTCCCTGCTACGACAGGGACTGACTTGTCCCAACAGGCATAGCACTCAGCTTCGGCACACGAACTAGATATAGCACTCTCAACCTCGACAGGGCAGACATAGGATTTATGAATCATAAACCCTTCGGCACTGGTCTTGGTGTAGGTAATGTGATGTG